TAGTTTCTAACTAACATGCTCATTGCCGATGCTGTTTTTGGATCAGCAGAAAAAGCACCTGAAAAAGCAATAACATCGTCATCCGAAAAAACTTCATCGTTGATGTCTTGGCGGTTTTCAGTCAATTCTCCGATTTTGGCAAATAGCTGATTGTTGTTCATAGTCTTAGCCATGTGGATGCCTGCTATCACATGGTTCTTGCTGTAATCAGCATAAACTTGGTCAGTCATCTTAATGTCACTGCGACCATCAAGCTGGCGCATAGCTTCTGGAAAGTGTTTGCCAGATTGCTCTTCAATGCTTTTGATTAGATTCGCACGCGCAAAAGGATCTTGATTGGTTCTGCCCCAAGCTTCATTGATGTTTGTAATCTGATCATCGTCAAAGTACAAAGGAACGCGCCCAGGCTGCACTCTGCGCTGTTCCTGGGTTACAAAATCGATCCTGTCAGAATTAAAAACATTACCGCTCCACAAACGCGGATTTAACTGCTGAAAACTTGCTTCTGCATCTGATTTAGGAAGTAACTGTTCCTGCGTTAATGAGGATAAGAATTGAGCGGTGTGGATGCGCGAAGGATTGTCTTCACGGTCTTGTTTAATCTTGTTGATCTGGTTGTTAAATGCGCTGTTTTGAGTGGTCAAAGAGCTAAGATCCACTGATTTTTGCGGGATGTCTCCTAACTCTGAGCGCATAAAATTAAGCGGCTCCAGCGTTTTCTGAATTGCGCTGATTGCAGCATCAGACTTGTATGCCAGCGATTTTGTAGGCTCAAATTCTTCCGGTAAATCTTCTACTGTGCCACTGGTCAGCGCATTGAAAAGGATGCTGTAACGCTCCTGCGCTTTTGCGCCCTCGTATCTGCTTTTATTAATATTCGGATCTTTGTCAAATTTTCCTTGATCGCGCAGATCCTCAAGAAGATTTGGATTAAATTCAGCCGCTCCGCTGCTAGCAAATATGAAGTGATTGGATAACTCGTTTTTTAAACTTTGCGCATCTCTGGTCGTTAAATTATCTTCAGCAGTTTTGAATTGCTGGCGCAACGTCCTGCGAGGTGATCCTATAATGCCAGGAAAGCCCGAACCATCGGACCCTGGTTCTTGAGTTAAGATCAAGCCCTGGCTAATTGCATCTCTGTCGCCGTCAAGTGCTTTGATTAGCAAATTATTGGCATCCATCGTGTCGATCTTAGTAGCATATTCAGCCACTATTCTGCGCACCTCACCTTCTTCGTAGATAGTCCCGATGCTAGGCCCGAAGATGCTAGCAATTGCACTGAGTCTTGGATCGCCTTCGCTCGCGCCTGCAATCACATCCCTTTCATCGTCAAAAGTCCGGTACATGTCTTGTAGCGTTGACAAATCACCGGTCATGTCTGCAATCTGATCTGCGCGGGAAATATCTTGGTTACGTGTGCGGTCAATGTTGATCTTATCCATTTTGCCGACAAAGCTGGTGACCATGCCTGGGATCGTAACTCGATGCTCTGCTGCTGTGTCAAAGTCTGATGCCACTGCTTTTAAATTATTGCTATTTAAATCAGCAACTATGTTTTTGCGTGACTCCATAGCAAACGCTTGAAGCTGCTCACCCGCTTTAATCGGATCTAATTCAAGGCTTTCTACTTGTTTTTCTAGCTCTGCCTGTTTTTCACGCATACCACCTAAATATGCTTCCATTTGACCACCAGCTTTGATTCGGATCTGGTTGCTATTGGTGGCTTGAGCAACTTGCTGTTCTCGCGATATTTGTATTTTGTTGAGTGCTAACTTAACATCACTGCGCTTGCCCAAAACACTTTCTTCGCTTTCTGGTGCAAATTCATCCAGCGTTTCTTCTAAAAATTGCAGTTGGGTCTGGCGAATGTTTTCTAAAGTGTAATTAGCATCTGGATCATTCTGCATATCCAGAGTGAATTCGACTAGCTTCCGGCGATATGCAATGGCTGCTTCGTCAATGATGTCAGCTTTTCGCTTTTCATCCATGCGCTTCGTTTCGCGCTTCGTTTCTTCAGAGGTAGCATTCTGCCGATTCCCTTCTGTAGCACTTAAACGCTGGTTTAAACCGGATCGCAGTCCCTGGACTGTGTTTCGGATCTGAGTATTGAAAACATTTTGATCATCGCTCAAAGACTCAAAATCACCTGAAATCTGGAATTTCACTTCAGCAGCAGAAGCAGCCAAACCAAGCTCTGTTTGTGCTTCTTTTAGGCTTATCTCGCGATTGTTGTAGCGCTCTAAAATAGATGCCGTCTGATCTGTGTAAAATTCTGCTGCCTGCTGGCGAATCTGGTCATTGGTGACATCTCGCAACCGTTCAGCTTTTCTTTCTTTTTCATCTTCATCTCTGATGTAGCGCTGAATGGTTTCTGCTTGCAGAGCAAACGATTCCTGGGTGCTGATTTCTTGAAGATCCAGCGAAATCTGTTCTATGTCAGTAGATTCAGTAATGTTAAATTTTTCTGCTGCACTATTTACCGTTGCCTGGATCTTGGCTTGTATGGATTGCGCTAAAGTTTTTGCTTCTTCTGGGTCAGTTGTTTCTGCTAATCGCTGGCCCAGGCGCTCACTACGCGCAAGCTTGACAAATTCATTGCGTGCGGTGCGGCGTGCTAGATTGATGTTTTTTGCTTTTTCTTTTTCTTCTTCAGAAAACTGCTTGTTGATTGCCCATAACTGAAGGGAACCGTTTGAAGTGATAAACTGCCTGCGAAGTTCGTTTTCTAGTTGGCTGTGAAATCGTTCTGGCAGCTTGTTCTGCGCGCGTGTTTGAATAGTTGTTAGCAACTCATCTATATCATCAGATAATTTCCCTCTGTCAGAATCAGAATCATATTCTGCACGGAATGTTAAACCAGCAGCCTGGGCTGATTGTGCAAAATCCAGTTTTGCAGACTCTAAAACATTTAAATATTCTGACTGTTCTTGCTGCTGTTCGGCTGTGAATTTAGCAACAATAGTTTGCGTGGTGTCGCTGCGCGCAGCGTTTTGTAGCTGTGTGCGTGTGCGGGAAAGGAATTTCTTTTTTTCTTTTTCTGAATAACCGAACTCTTCAAAGTGCGCCTGAACAAGATCACCGTTTAGTAAAACACCTATTTCCCGATCAGTCACTTGATTCACATCTTTCATAAACTGCTCACCAGTGATTTCTGAATCACGCAGTTCATCCATGCGCGAGATCCGTTGATCTACCGCAAACTGTTTAATGCTGCTGGCAAGCGCATCGATGGTGTCACGCTCACCACGCCGGCGCTCGCGATCTCCACGCTCCAGGTCATAGATGTAGTGATCGTATAACCGGTCAGCAGCTTTTCCTGCAACCTTGCCTAAGTTACTCACTGCTTGCGCCGGTCCAATGTCATACTGGAGAAACTGCATGACATTCGGCACTTGCCCGCCACGCAATTGCGCAGGCGCAGCAATATTAGGAACTTCTAGCTGCTGGGATGCTTGCTGAAATCGTAGTCGTGGCATTAGCTTGTATAGAGAGAGTCAAAGTAAGACATGCCGCTACCTTGGCTGGGATCACCTCTGCCGGTTCGCACGCGCGAGGAATAATCCATCGACAACATCTGCGATCCAGTGTCTGTGAATCCGGTCAACAAGGTCAGTGGGCGCATGCGTGCAATATTATTAGCAGCGCTGTTCTGCATGGAAGCCATGTCATAGTAATATTCACGTTCTGCTTCAGCATTCCGGCGAATAGCTCTGGCGTTCCTGGATGCCGTCACGCGCGCGTTCATAGCCCGCGCATTGATGTTCTCCCGCATGACATCCTGGTTAAATTTGTTTGCAAGCGCTTGAGTCATTGCTAGAGATCGAGGTGCGCCGTAGCCGACTACAGCACCGCTGCTGCCAGATCGTGAAACAATATCGGAAACTTTTTGTTGTGATTTGTTGGCTTCATAGGTCAGAGCTAGCCCGCCCTGGCGCTCAAATAGCTGTGCTTGTTCTTCGCCGACTTGTTCGGTTTGTTCAGCGCTCTCCAGTGCTAGGTTGTAGCGCTTATCAGCATGCTTCCGGTACAGCATGGCTTGTTGCTTGGCACGCCGTTCAGCAGCTTCGCTTTGCATGTAGCCGCCGATTCCATCCAGCGCCATCTTCGCCATCATCAGATAGCCAACGTATTGGATCATGATTACTCGTTAGTTTCGTAGTCGATTGCGATATTCAAGATGCTGCTGGGAAAAGGCTGATCCTGGCGCAAGTAAATCTCGCCGGAAGTGTCATAGACTCCAGGCATCGTCAGTTCTCTGTCTCCGGTAAACAGAGGCAGCGCCGTGCCAATCGAGTCACTGGTCAGACGAAAGGTTTCAATGCTGAGATCATCCACGCTGATGCCGTATTTCAAGCCCATCGTATCCAGCAGCTTTACATGAATCCGGTGAATGCGTTTCTTGTTTCCGATGCTGGTCTGCGTGCTAGGATCACCGATGGCAAGTGCTAGGGTCTGAATATCGGAATTGTAGGCAAAACCCACGCGCGCAGTAGTTACCGAAAGTGCCAGTGAAAGCTCACCCGCAGTAATTACTTTGTCAGGCTGATCAGCATCATTTCCTAGAACAGAGAAAGTCTGACCTTCGGCGTAGTGCAGGCTGGTGAGTGTGCTGGCGCTGCTGCCGGAATAATTAGAACCGCAGTCAATAAAGTGCGCATCTGATGCAGACATGCTGTTGTCGTAAAACTGCTCCAGATATTCAACATAGCGTTGCGTAACATCTTTCTTGTAGATGGTGTGTGTGCCACTGCCCTGGTCGATGTCAATCGCATCGCCGCCGGAAGAAGCTGCAATCTTGAACGTGGTAGAAGTTTTATCGCGCACATAATATGTGGTTCCTGCGGTGACGTTTGCAGGCATCGTGTCGCTGGTCGTGAATTTGATAGCATCTCCATCACTCAAGCCGTGTGATGCGATGGTGATGACATTGGTGCTTGCATTTATATCGGTGTGGGGAAACTGAGTCAGATATTCATCGACATCGCGCTTGACGACCATCCAGAGTTGATCATGCCCAGATGCTCCCGATCCGCGCGGGATCACCGAAGCAGATTCGACTTTCGCGTGGTTGCCGTAGGTTGCATCGGTGTGCGCGCCGCCAATGATATGAAGCCCCCACGATGACATGTTTAGGTCAGTGTTATAGGTACATGTCGCAACCTTTCCATCGGTGCGAACCACCCAAAGCAAGGAAGCAGGCTGATCCTGAAACACCAGGGCTTTGATTCCGGTCTGTGTAATATCTTCTGCGCGCAACGTAATATCTTTGGCGCTGTATTGTTCCTGCTCGCGGTCAAAGATCAGTTCCCGCACCTTACGGCCATTCTGCTGGACGTAAAGCACGTTGTTGCCGATCTGTGCCGGAGTAGCAGAATCATGCGCAGACCAGTTCGATATTTTCTCAACGGTAAAATTAAACGGCGTGATTGTCACATCATCGCGATTACCAAACATCTGGTAGATCCCGCCCGATGTCCCAAGCGATAATCTGCGCCCCTCGTTGATCCATTCAATCTTGTCAACCGTGTCGGATGAAATAAGGAGCGAAAACGCATTGTCACTGTAGATTTGCTCGCCCATGATGCTCGCGCCCGCAGAATTAAAGTTGCCGGTTTGCACGCCAATCGGTTCGCTGGCTGCAAAATTGTCAAAGTCTCCGGTCTTGCTGAAGTGAACGGTCTGCGGCTCTTTTGATGTGCCTGCTAGCACCAAGCGTTGCTGGTAGATTTGGACTGTTCTTGGGTGGCCTGTGGTCGAGGAAAAACTGCCAAGCTGCCACTCCGTTGTAGCATCGGTGTATGCTAGTGGTTCGGAGACAACTGCGGTGATATTTTTGGTGTCGGTGTGTGCGGTGATTTCGACATAGCCCCATTTGATTTGTGGCGCTACTTCCGTGTTCATGCGGATGATTCTGCCGACATCTGTAGACTTGAAACCATCGCCATCATTGATGCCTGTGGTCGAGCTAGCTTCTAGGGTGACTTTGGTGTAGGCAGGAATGAATTTCTTGTAGAATTTTAATTCGGCTGTAACCGTGCCGCTTATGTCAATTTCATCACCGCCAACGCTGGTTGCTAGCTTAAAGGTGTTTGTGGTCGCACCTATGATAAAATACTCGTTACCTTCACCTGGAGAAACACCACTAAGACCAGTTCCTCCTAAATAAAAAACGCGCTGACCGTTGACAAGCGGGTGATTGATTAAAGTAAAAAAATTGTTGTCAACATCCGGCCCATCTTTCGACATTTCGCCAACAAGCTCATAGCCGTATTGTTTATAGTAAAGTTTTCTTGCGCCTGTGCCGGCATCAGTAAATGTATCTGCGGAGCCGCCTTGACTAAGTGAAACCTGAAATTCGTCAAGCGTTGCACTGATTACGTGATAGTCAGTAGAAGCAGAGATCCCATTAGGTAAATCACTACCGTCAAAGTAAACCAAGCTGTTATCAACAAGTCCATGATTCGGGATTTTAAATTTGTTTCCAGAAGCATCGATGTTCGTGTCTTCCAGTTCTGCAATCAGCCCGCGATCTGAATTACTGCTGATGCTGGTTGCAACTGTCAGAGTAGTGTCTTCTGTGTTCAACGGCAGATAAGGACCGTCTTTCAAAGTCAGATCCGTGAGTGTCCAATTCGTATCTGCTAGACGTTTCAGTTCTGCAATCTTGTGGTCAGGGTGCGCGATAAAGAGAACATCCGCAGACTGCGTGAAAAACAGATCATCAATCTGTGATGTGGTGTAGGTGGTGGATCGTTCATAAACGGATTTAACGGTGTGCGTTCCAGAACCGGCTGCTGAAGTCAAATCCAGTGCTGCTCCAATCGTATTGTCAGCCAATGAAAGTGTTATGTCATTGGTACTCTTGGTTTTGATAAAATATCGCTGATTCGTCAGCAGCCCGCCTGGAAGCGTTCCTGTGGTAGAAAAATAAATATCATCGCCCACGCTCAAAGGTGTTCCACTCGCAACCGTGATGGTGTTCGTGCTGTGGTTGAAGCTGGAAATCGTAGTTGCATCGGTGGTGACAATAGAATCCTCCCTATAGAACCGGATGTAGTTGTTTCCGAATTCCAGGATGTAGCTCTGCCCGCTTCCGAAATTAAACGGAACTAAGCGAACCGCAGCATTGTCTTTAGATCGGGAAACGTAGAACGATCCTGGCCTGCGCGCGACTGAACCTTGCGGCAGCGGAACATAGTTCTGACAGATTTTTAAGCTGGTACGGTATGAAGGAAGATCGACATAGCCCTGCATGCGCGGGCTGATTTGACCGTCTGCGAAGCTGGTTTGAACGCTCTGAATGCGCGCCATCTATCTCCTTGCTTCAATGAAAACATCACTCCAGAGGGTGTCAACATTCGCACGCTCTGCCGAATCGATGGAGCGCGCTTCTGCAACAACGCTGAGAAACTTGGAAAGCATGTTGTTGCGCAGTTCCGGTCTGCCGGTCAAAGATTCTGCGATCTCTGATGCGAGCTTCAGCGCAATCGCTTGAATGATTACACTGTCAAATTCATTGGGATCAAGAACTTGTTTAACGTATTTGAGCAGGACTTTTTCTGCATCGGTGACGATGTTTCCGTTTTCGATGCGGAATGGTGTCTCCCATTCTTCAACGTCAAGAACGCGCAAACAGTCACTAGGCAACGAATAAGCATAATCGAAGCCCCATACTGGCGCGGTGTCGTTACGTGCTAGCTGGGTGCGCTTGATGGCGCATGACCAAGGATGCGAGCGCAGGACTGAATCTCTGACATCATCGTACCGGAGATTGCAGACCCTGGCCCGCTCGTTGGCATCCGACAAGCTAGATATTTTCTGGTCGCCCAGATTGCTCAAAGCGATATTACAAATATCAACTACGCTTGCCATAGTGCTGCTTAGTCAACGGTGTAAAAGATCGTACACTTGACAACCTTGGTGTCTGCCAAAGCAGCAGATCCAAGTGTGACCTTTACATCTGACAAAGCAGTGGTTTTCGTTCCAGCAGTAACTACGCTGAAAAGATTAGGCACGCTAGCAGTCGCTGTAGCAGCAGCCCGCATGGTGGTAGCACCAACGGTGATTGCATAAGTACAACTACTGTTTGAATTATCGTGCTGCAAGATTCCATAAAGCAAAGTAGCGTTAGCAGGAACTTTACCCAGGAAGATTACATCAGAGTTTCCAGTATTACCGGAAGCTGTGAATGAATCGTAGCACACACGCACACGCCCACCCCACTCTGCGACATCGATGTTAGCAGCAAGAGCGCCGCTAGTGTCTCCAGCCGCAACGGGATCTTGAGCGGTGTAGTTTACACCGTATAAATTTGCCATAAGACTCCTTAGTGGCTAGTGGTTAATTAAGAAGGATCGCAAGCAATTTCAACCACACGCTCTTCTTCCAATCGCACCGATCCGATGGTCATGTTCAGATAAACGTAGGTGCTGAATCGCTTGTCAGCCCGCTCTGTGATTCTCGCGCGCACATCTTCCCAAAGACAAAGGCCGATGCCGTCACGGTGGAATGCGATCACTTGATCATCGCTGTTTCCATCAGTAGTGATTCGCTCGCTTCTAATAAACTGGAAACCCATGAAGGTGTCGAGTTCGCCGGATACCAGGGCGCGCACGCTGTTATAGTCAGCGCTAGCAGCACTGATGCCGCCTGAACCAGATGATCCACCTAATGAAGTGTCACTGAGAAGCTTCGCCATTTGCTTGGCGTTTGCGACAATGAACAGATTAGGTCGTCCACCCATATCGTAATCGTCTGCTTCGCCGGCTCCTAAGATCCTGCGTGCTTCGATTAACTTACCGATGGTCAAACCTCTATCACCGGAACCTGAATCGTAGGTGTTAAAACTAACGGAAACTTTCTGCCCTGCGGGAAGAGTTTGTGAAGTTGCGCCACCTTTTCCAGTGAAAGCAGTTCCAAGCGCTTCAGAGATGATCAGATCATCCATTGCTCGTCCCATCGCATAGGCTGCGTTGACGGCATAAGGTGATGCTGGATCAATCAACATGCGAAGCTTGTCGCTGTTATCGACCATATCTCCCCAATCGTATGATTTCGGCACAACGCGCCTGCGATCATGTGGGGTATCAATGAGCGGAGAATCCGCGTGGCGTGAAGTAACTTCTTGTGCGTTGGTGCTTCCAATACGCTCCATGAAGACTTCTTCACCGATTTTACCGGTTTCTAAGCGCACAGCATTTCGCAAACGCGAACCTTGCTGTTGCACTAGCAGCATCACGTTATCCGTGTACTGCTTAACAAATGCAGTAGTAATCTGTGTAGACATGGAATAACTCCAAAAACAAAGGTTTTGATCCCTTGCGTAACAATTGGAGTTATCCCGAACAGTGGGGTTCCGGCCTGCTAGCTACTTGGGCGCTCGCGCGTTGTCCTCAAGCTATGCTAGGCAAGCAAGGTGGATGAATTTCGTAGGTTAATTATATCATTTAACCCATGTATTGATAAAGATCCTGCATGCGTTTTACAGCTTCACTGTGCTTCGGATGATACGCATCACGATAGGCTTCCATGAAATCTGCATCTGCGCGCAAGTCTTCCATTGTTGAGCTAGCCGTGGCTGGCGACATGCCGCCTAGCTGCTCGCCTGTGCCAAGCATGACAGAACCATCTTCAGAAAGCGCTTGGCCGATCTTGCTGAAGGTTTTGATCAGACCAGGATGGTTGCCCAAGCCGGACTGTTCCAGAAACTGTACTGTGTCTGCATCGCCGTAGCGCAAGAATGCGCGCCGTGCTAGCTCCACGTTTTTGTTGTAGTCACCGCCAAATTCCTGCTGAAGCTGCTGCTGATACTCGACTTGTTGCTTGTCGAAATTATCACGCGCGCTCTGATTATCTTGCTGTGCAACATCAACCAGATAGCTCCGCAGTTGGTTTGCTTGATCTTGGTTTAATCCAATATCATGCGCGGTTTTCTTAAAATGATCCGGTGTCTCACCATCAAAGTTGTATCCGTCTGGAGATTCAGGCCGGCCCAGCCGGTTATAGATTTCTCCTTTGTCGGATTCGCCGTTGATTCGGACAAGCTCTTCTCCTGGTGCGCCCAGCTTGCGAACCGCGTGTACGTAGCTTTTTGCCAGCTTTTCGATGCTGTCAAAGTTCCGTAGACTAGGTTCGTTTGCCAACTCGCCAGGAAGCGTGGTCGGATCAAAGTTTCCAGTAGGTTCGGGTTGCCCTCCACCACCTAAGATGGTGCTAGGTTCCGGTGCTACTTCAGTATTCGTCGTCGAGGTTTGTTCTACTTCGCTCATAGGATTCTCGCTCCATGCGTTCCAGGTCAGCGATGCTGATGTTTAAGTATGACAGCAGATCCGCTACTACAGAGCGCCTGCCATCGTTGAAATGCGTATGGTACGGATCGCCCGCAACCATACAAGGACTGAAGATGAAGTTGCGCGAGCATAAGTCTGCTAGCACGCTTTTGCCATCTTCCGTGTCAAAGACACGTTCATAGAGCGCTTTACGCTCCTTCTCCCGCTGCTTTAGCATTTGCTAATGATGCTTGTGAGCGATTGCGGTCTGCCATCGATATAAGGTTGTTGGCTTGCGCTACCGCCATTTGTTCTTGAAGCTGCTGCTGTCGCGCCATTTGTTCCGCTTCTGCTTCGATTTCTTCCTGAATCTCTTCGTCAGTTTTAAAAACAGAAGGTGGCACGCGCAGTATTTCAGCCGCCAGTGATGCAACTCTTCCAGTATCGAGCCTGCGCAGGATGTTTGGATCGATCTGCGCCATCGGAATGAGAAACTGGATCAGCGCGCTCACACTGGTAAGCTCGCCAGTTCGCATCGAAATCCCAACCGGATTAGTGTACTCAATGTTGAAGTTTGCTTCCACAAGGGCCTCTGGGGGGTCTGGAAGCATCCGGTTCTTAATCATGATGTTCATCGTGCGCTCAACCAGTGGTCCCAGAAACTCAACTTCCTGGCGTGCGACAATCGGTCCCAGGATGCTAAGACGGTCCCGCTGGCGCTGGTTGACTTCGGTGGCACTGAAACGCAGCACATCACCATCGGGCGCAACCGGCCCAGGAAGCTCCAGCATATCGAGATAGAATGCACGGTTAATCGAATCTTTCACCATGCCCATTTTGGCTTCATTCAGATCCGGCCTGCCTGCGGTTTGTAAAGGAATGATCCTGTCATTCGGAGACAAGCCTGCACGGAAAAAGTTCAACCCGCCTGGGGTGGTTCGTATCGGTGAAAGGAATCCATCGTCAGGAACCATCAGCGGGGGATCAACCAGTTTGGCAAGTGCTTTCAATCCTAGCTCTTCCATCTTGTTAAGCATCTTGGTATCCGCAAGTGCTTCGATCCCAGGCCCGCGCCCATAGATTTCTTGGCTGTTTCGTTCCCAGCGGCTGCACACGTATGGAAAGGTTTCAAAGCCGGAAATGTTGACGATGTGGCTTTCCTTGAGCGGGCAGATGTAGACTGACATGAACGGCATGTTCATCGCAGATTGATCACCGAATGCGCGCTCCTTTCGAGGTTTAACGACATGCAGGCACTCAAATTCTTCATACTGCTTACCGTCTGTAAATGCTTTGACTACCGATTCAGAAAGATTGTCGATGCCAAACTCTTCAACAAGCTGCTTCGCCGTCATCTTGATCTTGCGGAACACGGTGTCCACGCGCCCCAGGTAATTGACTTGGAGATAGCATTCTGCGAGCGAGAAGGTGCGGAACATCGGACCCTGCCCAGGCATGTCTAGCACCATCATCACACCAGTTCCGAATGCTCCCAGGTCACTGTAATATTCGTGTGCGGCGGGATGAAAATTGGATTCCGGTGAATTGAATAACATGGCTGCGCGCCGCTGTGCTTCTTCAAGCCATAGCTGCACTTGCCGATCCTGCATCAGATCACGCTCCACCGTCAACTGGAACCAGGGAATGCTAGCATTGGTCAGAGTGTTATGGATGCCGCTGGAGAACCTTGTCAGCGCACGCACCGCAGTTCCTTCATAGATTTTGTTGCGGCGTTTCTCTCCTGGTGAGTATTCGGAGATAAAGTCAGCACGCCTGGGAAGCATGTACTCGCTAATCTCCTGCCAGTAGTTTTCCCAATTACGCCGGTCGGTTTCTAACTGCTGAAACTCCGTGACCAGTTCCTTGGTGAAGTCTCGCACTTGCGGGTCATTAACCACTATATCCTCCGATGCTTCGGCCGCTTCCGCTTCCGTATCCTGCGCCGCCGGTTAGGTTTGTTTCTGCGCGGCCGTATCTTCCTGCAAGCATGCGCCGGATCGCATCTAATCGCGCGCGCTCTTCTTCAGGACTGTTCTGATTTTGTTCCATTGAGCTATCGGCTGTGTCGGTGCTACCGCTGCCGCTGCCGCTGCTAGAAGAAGTGTCAATGTCATCATCACCACCACCTATGCCAAAGCGCTTCATCCAATTACCGCCGCCCCATGCTTTGTCAAACTCGCCCCCACCTATGCGATCACGATAAAACGCACCTCCTTCATAATTAGTTTTAAAATCTTCATACATTTCAGGAATCATCAGCATCTTGCCTGGAGTCGTATTCATCCATCGCCCGCC